CCTATTTCTAGGCTTGGCGACCAAATCTCCATTGTATAAGCACTTAGGATTTAACCATATGCCATCTCTACACTTGTTATGATTTCTCCCCATCATAAAGGTTTCTGATTCTATCCTTTATTGTGGTAGTAGAGCTTTAGGGTTTACTGGTTTTAAAGTGGTGTCCTATGCAGATTTCTCTACATACGCAGTATAGTTTATATTTTTATAAGAAGATTATAAAATTTTATAAACTATTTGTTACTGTAACTTTAGATATCGCATTTTCTAATTCTTTTAGTAACTCAATGCTATATTTTACTGCTGCATCAATAGATTTTGTATCTAATGCTATTTTAGGAGTTTTAGTTATACGAGAGAATTTCTCCGTAAGAGTTTTGACTGGAGATGTGGCTCTTGATACTGCTCTTGAGAATAGAGATGGTTTTGTTACAGGAGTTTCGTCACTTATTGGTACTGGTTCTGACGTTCTAGGTTGGGCTGATAGATTAGCTGGAATTGCTTGTGTAGTTTCTATAGAATTTATGGATTGCACACTTTTTCTATTACTCTTTAATCCACCTAATATATTATTTGCAAATTGAGAAGCAATTCCTCCTAGAGTCCCTACTGTACGAAGATGTGCTGTTATTGTAAAACTCTTATCACTTAGTTTTTTATTTTCAGTTTGACGAATTGTTTCTAAAGCAGCAGAATTATTCGCTTTAAGTTTAGCCCACTTGTCTTTTATTGTTTTTTTATCAACACTATCTATGCCCTCAATAGCTCCTTCAATAGCTGCAATTACCTCAACTTGTTTTTCAGGAGGTAATTTTTCTATTTCAGCAATTAATGAATTAATATCTCCATTAGTTAGTGATTTTATTATATTTATTTTTACGTCTTTGTCTAGGTCTAAAGCATTTAAATTCTCAACTTCATCTAATGCATCTGGATTATTTACTATAAGATTAGCTATAATGTCTTTGCTTTCAGGGAAATCATTATAAAGTTGTTCTATTAAATATAACTTATCTTCATTATTTAACATAAAATTAAGAACTTGATTTTTTTGTTCATCTGGTGTTGATTCATATAGTTTTGTAGCTCTCTCAAGCTCATCTGCATTTTCTACAGCAAAGCTAACAACCTTACTTTTTGTTTCTTCTGGAACATTATCATATAGTTTTTGAAATGCTTCAGCCTTTTCTGGATTTTTAATTATAACTTCGGCAAATACTTTTTTATCTTTTTTGTCTTCTAATCCATCATATATAGATTTCATTTTATCAAAATCATCTAAACCATTTAAATTTATGCTATAATCCATAGCTATAGTTGGATTATCCATAAGCCATTTTTGTACGGCTTCATAGTCCTTTAGATTTTTTAAACTATCAACATTATCAGTTATAAATTTATTAGTAAAAGTTGAATTTGTTGGAAGATTTTTTACTATATCAGCAAAAATTTTAACTTGTTCAGTCTCAATACCTGATGATTCTAATTTTAATTTTACATCATTTCTTCCTTCAAGTTGTTTAAATGAATTTAAAGTATTTCTAAGCTCTTCATTTTTCTTTAACTTAAGTTCAATTTGTTTTGTTGGAGGTGTATTTAATATATCATCTACAAGCTTTTCTGCTTCTTTATCCCTTGAAAATGCAACACTTTTAGGATTCGGTTTGTCTTTTAAAACCTTTTTAGTAGATTCTTTAGCTTCTTTAACAGGGTCTTTCTTATCTTTATCACCATTTATTTCTTTTAATTTTTTTTGAATCCATTCAATAGCACCTGATGCTAAGTCTTTAACCTCTATAGTAAAAATTTTATTTGCTATTTCAGAAGAACTAATAGTCTCAATATCATCTTTAGCTTTTTCTATTTCGGCAATTATTTCTACTCGTTTATCTGGTGGTAAACTTTCAATAGCTTTGCCTAAAGCATCTATATCTCCATCAGATAAGGCTTTGTATATATTTATTCTTACATCCTTATCTAAAGGAATTTTATCCAATGATGTTATTAAATCCTGAACCCCTAATTTACCATCATTTTGCTTCAAATATATTTCTGTAATTTTCTCATCAGGTATATGTTCTAAAGCATCTTTTAAATTAACAGAATTATACAAAGCCTCTCCCGCTTCTGCTATAAAATATGTTTTAAGTTCCGCAGGTACTTTCTTATATATCTCTGATACTTCAACAGCTTTTTCTAGTCCAACTCCATCAGCTTCTAATTTAGTTTTGAGTTCAGAAGGTACTTCGGCATACTTAGATGTTAAATCTAATATTTTTCTACCACCTTCGTCTGCTCCTTCTTCTTTTATGATAGTTTTTACTTCTTTTGGAAATTTATCATAAATTCTTTTTACTGAATCAGCTTCTTCTAATGTTGCAGTTGGATTAGCTTTTATGACTGTGATTACTTCTTCTGGAAGCTCCTCATATCTTTGCTTTAAACTACTTATTATTTGTTCTGCATTAGCTTGACCTGAATCATTACTTAAAAGTATTTCTGGAGTTATAGTAAACTTACCTTTTCCAAATTTATTATCTAAATCATTTTGAAGTTTAGTTATATCTGGGTCACCAGTCTGTAATTCCATTAATACATCCATAGTGAATTTTAATACATCAGTAGAACTTGCCCCTGTTCCTAATAAAGCATCTATCATGCCTTTAACTTGACTAGGAACTTCTTTAGTATTCTTAATGTCAGTTAATATATTTGCATCAACTTTTACATCTCCAGTTATTGTTGTTGTATCTAATATATTCTGAATACTATCAAATTGATTTTGGAGTTGCATCGCAAGTTTATCACCATTTGCTAAATCTAGTTTTGTTTTACCAAACTTAGCTAGTAATGTATTTATAGATGTCATATCTTTAATTCCATTTGGATTTACTTGCCCAAATAAATTTTCCCATATATTAGCATCTGTGTTAGTTGCTTTAGCTATACTCTTAGCTGTTTTATCTATTGTTTGATTATATTTTTCTATATCTTGTGTTCTAGCAAATTCTTCATTTGCATCCTTAAGAGTTTTAGATAAATCTCCTACATCAACTTTCCCACTTCTAACAGCAGTAAGCAATTTGTTGACTGCCTGTTCTGTGTCTACTAGAGTATCTGGTGTAACTTCACTAAAATCAAATAAACTTTCAAGTCCAGCAAAATTAGACTTATCATTGCCTTCTAATCCACTATAAAGCGTTTTATTCTTAATGTTAGAAAATATTCCATCTCCTATTTCTTTTGAATACCCTTGAATTTTATCTACTTGATTTCTATACATTTCATCATATTTGAAATATATTTTTTCTTCTTCTGCTTTAGCTGACATTAATTCATTTCTAGCTTTGTCTCTTGCTCTACCAGTTGAATTGTTATATTTCTCGATTGCTTTTTCTTGTCTTTTTTTATTCTTTTCAACTTCTGCTGTATAATCTTCTTCTATTTTTACAAGCTTACCAGTTTCACTTTCTCTCATTCTTTCTTCTAAAGTTTTATTTACATCTTTACTTGGAGAATTTAATTTTTTAGCAGCAGTTTTCGCATTATCATGTTTATCATAGGACATCAATCTTTCTTTTGCATTGATAGCTCTATCTATTTCAGCAATTAAATCAGTAACCTGACCTTTTAAAATAGGTATACCATTTTCATCTGTTCCTATAACTGTATCTGGTTTTATTTTTGCAATCTGTTGTTTTAGTTCATTTAATCTATTATTATCTTCTTTAGACTTATTTTCTTTTTTAGATAAATTATCATATTCTTCTGCAAGTGCTTGTAATTGAACTTTTTGGCTTTCATATGAATTAATTTGTTGTTTTGAAGCTTGAACATTTTTCTTTCTAGCTTGATATGCATTTTCTTCTCTATTGGCATAGTTTTCCATAGCTTGAGTCAATAGACTTATTCCTGCAAAGGCAGCAGTTAATACTAAAGAATTTCCAACAGTAGAGGCAATACCTTTGCCAAAGTTTGCAAGTCCACTATTCATTAATAAATTGCTTTTTTTTGCCTGTCTAGTTGCCTTTTCAACTTTTCCAGAAGAGGCTAACAACTTTTCATTAGAGCTAATTATAGCTTTATTAGAACCTGATATTTCTCTATTTTTTTGTACTAAATCTTTATATGATTTTGAAATTTTACCATTAGCCAAAGCTGTTTGATTCGAGCTTATTCCTAATTCCTTATAATGTTTAGATAACTTAGCTGTTTCTAAGGATGTATTTTTTAAATTAGGAACGCCTTTTTTAATAGCTTTATTCATTGCTGTGGCAGAAAGTGCATATCCTTTAGATGCAATTGTTACATCTTTTAATCTCCCATCTTTTCCAACTATAACTTCTTTAAACTCTTTTATATTTTTCTGAAAGTCTTTACTAAATGAACGTGTAGGATATTTAAAAGATTCTTTTAATCCACCTAATAAATTAGGGACAGATTTACCAGTACCTAATGCTTTAATTGTCATAAACAAAGATGATAAAGTACCTATTGCTAATGGGAGTGAAATATGCATTTTGTCAGCCGCTTTAGTTATACCATTTAAAATTCCAGTAATACCAGATAATCCATCTAAACTAGTCTTAAACATATCTGTAGATATAGTATCTGTAACTAATTGTTTAAGACTTTCTTTTAATTTTATAATCTTACCCTCTGCTGAATTTATGAATCTCTCATTCTCTTTTTCAGCAGAGCCAAAAACTTCCCCATTCAAAAAATCATTTTGAAATTTCTTTGTTTGAGACCAATTATCCATTATTGCAAAAAAGGTATTGATATGGTTTTTGCCTGAAATCGCTTCAGCAATACCACTTTTTTGATTTTTAGTTAAAGCATCTTCCCCAACACTATGCCACTTTTCTGCCAACTCATCTAAAATTGACATCATATCTCTTACTTGGCCAGTTTGCTTATCTAACACATTTATTTTTGCTGTTTCTTGTAAAGTTTTTGCTGTTTTATTGAGTGAAATTTCTCCTGTAGAGGCAGAAGCCTTGATACCACTCATGTTTATCTTTAATACCCTCTGTTTCCAGATATTTAAAAATGGGAATAGACTATACCATTATCTTTCATAAGATACTCATTGATAGTCGTTGCGACCTTTCCTTATCAATTGACTTAGGACTGTGTCTCAGGATTATCCAATCTTTAATCTTATTACCATACCATTGTGATTAGCAATGCCACATTTTGATTTCTCTAATGCTTGGTAATTAAAGCTTTAAGGACTTTCCCTGATATTCTGAGTTCAATTATATATCGCTATATAAAGGGGCTATTTTGTTAACCAATTGTTTTGAGTGCTGTACCTACTTTTTCCAATTTGTTATCCTACAGGCTTTTTATCCTATAGTTCTTATACTTCTTCTTTATATAAGTTCAGCATATATTTTCATCTTCAGCACTATCTGTTAAGATGGAGGACACTCGTGGGAAAATTATATTCTATACTATTTTAAACATAAAAATAGCATAGGTTCATTTCCTATGCGTTACGGTGATTAAAATCTTTTAATTCTTTAATTTACCTCGGTGGTAGCATCTCAGCCTTCACCGATTTTGCCCCCTCATAATATTAATTATTTCTAATTAACACGCCAAAAGTTTAGCATTTTGTACAGATTCATTTCCTCCAATTATCAAAGCAACAGAGTCTTCCATTGAAACACCTGCTGATGATAACATACTTGCACTTCTTTGTAATGCAGCTCCTACATCGCCAGTTGTTATTGCAAAATTATTACCTGCATAGTTCGATAAATCAAGAAATTTTGTAAGATTATCATAATCTTTACTCATTCCTTTGATTTGAACTCTAGTATCTTTAATTGGTTTTAATGCTTTTGTCATTCCACCATAAGCGGACATAACACTAGTTAAGTACTTATCAGCAGTTTCTTGGTCTAAATCACCAACATTTGCAAAAACTGCTGATTGTTTAGCTATCTTCAAACTGTCTGATACCGATTTTACACCAGTTTGTAGAGCTTTAGATGCCCCCTGAATTATATCTTCTGATGCTCTAGCCGTATCTTTCCCTATTGAGATTGCTTCATTTTTTACATTCTTTAATTGCTCACTTGTTCCTTCAAAATTATTAGGTGCTACTTTCATCATATCTCTTAAAGCACTATCTAATTCAACAATAGTTGTTTTAATATTTCTTACACCATTTGTAATAGACATACCTATCATATTACCTAAAGTATAAGTTCTCATCGAATTATATAGGTCACTAAAAAATCCACTTGTTGCTTTTACACTAGTTCCTAATCCTGTGAAATTAGATTTCATATTGCTTAATCTACTTTTTATTGAATCTAATTCCTTTACTTTTTGACCTAGAGGCATACCATTTAATTGCATTAATTCTTTTTCTAGTTTATCAATTCCAGCAGTTGATTGACCCAATTCTAAACATTTTTGTCTAAGCCTATTTAAATCTGAAATTACTTTGGAAAGATTCATATTAAACTTAGCATCTAATTTAGTATTTTTAGTAGCATTTTCTACTTCTTTAACTTTATTTTTTAATTGTTCTAGTTTTTGTATTTCTGATTGTATTTGATTAGAAGTTAGATTTTTAAGATTCAAATTTTGAATTGACTTTAATGAATTTGATAAAGCTTGTAGTTTAGATGTATCTGCATATCCAGACTTACCCAATGTTTCTATTTTATTAGCTAATTTTCCAGCTTCATTTTGAAGAGTTTTAAATTGAGAAGCCATTTTTGTATTCATATCTGGTATTTTCATATTAGCCAACTTAGACTGAACATTTGATAAATCTGATAGAGCCTTTGAATTTAGACCACCTAATTTAATATTAGATAATCTTTTCAATTCTCCTGATAATTTGTTAATTTCTCCTATTTGCTTATTGTCTAAAATATTTGTCTGAGTAAATTTCTTTAATTGTCTTTGAGTAGACTCTATTTTTTTTCTAAAGTTATCGTATTGAGAAGTTAATTTATTTATATTCCCATTTGAATTACCTTTTCCGCCAAATAATCCATTTTGGGTTTCTCTACTAAGTTTATTAATTTGTTTTAACGTGTTCTCTAATTGCTTTAAATTATTTAATGAGGATGTATTCATCTCCACATTTAACTTTATATTATTTTCTTTTGCAGATGTCTTCAGTGATGCTAATTGTTTCCTAGCTTTTTTATCATCAAGTTCTATACTGGTCTTAATTTTAAATTCTTCTGCCATTCAACCAACTCCTTTTTTAAAGCATAAAAAAAGACAGTTAATATACTGTCTTAATATTTTTATTTAATTTTCTCTAATAATACTTTTTTCTTTTCATTAAATTCTTCTTCTGTTAATATCTCTTGGTCTTTCAAACTCTGTAATTCTTTTAATGAATTTGAAATTTTTGATATATCATCATCATCTTTTTTTATATCACTGTTATTTTCTGACTTAGCATTTTTAAATTTTTCAACTTCATTCTCTACAACCAATTTAAATCTCTCCATTTCATCTATATCATATTGGATTATTGGATTAGTAATATTTTTATATTCAGGGATAATGAAAATTTCTTCAGTGCTATTTGCAAATATAAATTTTAACGATATTTTTTCCACCATTGTATGTTTGTCATATGTAGGCAAAATGGAAATAACTTTCATAACATTTTTTTCTCTTATCTGTATATCAAGCTTAATCTGTAATAAATCATCTAATTTTTTAATGAGTACACTGCTACGATTTCTTGCTTTAAATACCAATCTATTATCTGATGTTAATATTATATCTCTACTTCCTTCATTTCCCTCAAAAGCATCTTTTGACAAATCTACTGCTTTTGATATAATTTGTCTCGTTGTTAGTGGAGCATCTTTAGGTCTATTTCTCTCTTCTTCAACTTCAGCCCTAATTCTTGCTGTTCGTTTTTCCTCTTCTTCCTTTTTTTCTTTTTCTTTTACACACTTGAAAATAAAATTAAAGAAAATAAATATAACTATACCAATTATTAAAATTAAAAAAAATGAATATTCACTATCAAACATAATATCCCCCCCTATTCTGATACATTAATTATATCAAGTCTAAAGGAAAATTTATACTAAAAAAGGAAATAGAAGCCAAAACTTCTATTTCCATAACATCATTTCAAATATTTATTAATATCTTCTTTACTAGCTTCTTCTATGTAATCTATCATACAGATTGGAATGTCTCTACTCCTAGAAATATCTCCGATTTCTTCTACTCTTATTTTCTCATTTCTTACACTCTTTAATATTCCAATAAATCCATAGTACTCATGGTCATATATAGCATATGTTTTGCCTATCTCAACCATTACACCTTTTATGTAATCATTATTTATCATAAATCTCTTAAGTACCTGACTATTCTCTTTCAATATTTTATTAAGAAAATATATTTGTCCTTTTCCAGTTACAATAGGAGTGTATCTAACTATCGTATTCCCATCTTTATCTACACCAGTACTCTCAGAAACCTCTAATACTTTTAAATCCATTGACTTTTGAGTTGGTGTATTATGGTCAGCTCTTTTCTTCCTAATTAAATATTCATTGTTTCTCATCCACTCAAATAATCTATTCTGTCCTATATCTACACCATTCTGATTTAATATCTTAGATAGTTGAGCAATTAGTATTGAGCTTGATGAACTTTCTATAGCATTAGCTAGTTCAAGTTTAGGTTTATTTTTCTCTTGCTCTACTCTTAATTTTTCTTTAGTAGCTCTCTCTTTCTTTAGCTCTGTGAGTAGTTGTATTGTCCAATCTGGGTCATTGATTGCCTTCTCTAGTGCTTCATTAGTCATATAAGCTCCATGTTTCCTTATTGTGGGTAATACTTCATTTGTCACCCATTTTTTGAATGGTCTACATTTTGCTGTTTTAGCTTCTAGCATAAAATCGTATAGTTGAGGCTCAGTTAAATATTTTGTACCACTGCGGTCCAATGGCTTAATTTCAGCCTTTTCAATAACATTATCAATTCTATCTCTTCTTATTTGAAGATATCTCTTACCACCACTTGGATTATTTCTAGTATAACCAAGTGCAGCTCCAGTAGAATATAATTCAAACAATAACTCTCCATTTAATTCAATTATTTCTACATCCATACCTTCAAACTTCTTACTTAATTCAGATTCCTCAAAACTCATTATTTCGTTTACATTTTCTCTATTAATTATTCCCATAATTAATACCTCCTTATAAGTTGTATTTTTTATAAGGAATGGTATATAATATCATTAGGGTGAATTATATACCATAAGGGGTTATTCAAACTTGGTCGGGCGAATAACCCCTTTTCTTATCCTTATTTTTCTAGCTCATCATAAACTTTTTTGATACCCAATCTAACTACATCTGCCTTAGTAAGTTTTAACTCTTTACAGCAATGATTAAGTATCTCAAGTTCATCATCTGACATCCTAATTCTATATTCATTTTTTTTAGGATTATCAGATGGAGGTCTCCCTGTTCTTGGTGTCATTCCAAACCTCCTGACTTATTGGTGATACATTTATTATATTATTGGTGACACAAAAAGTCAATATGCTATTTAATTTTTTGTAATATGCTCAATATCACCTTAATTTAATTATATATCATAAGGGGCTATTCAAACTTGATAGGGGAGAATAGCCCCTTTTCCTATCCTTATTTATTTTTATAACGTTTAGTATTTTATAATACTTATTGTTATATTTATATTATATTGCCAACATTTTGTTATGTCAAGTATATATTTTATAACTTTTTGTGTTATAATATATGTATAGGAGGTCTTAGAACATGATTGGAGAAAAATTAAAACAACTTAGAATTAAAAATAACTTAAAGCAATCCGATTTGGCAAGAATATTAGATGTAACACAAGGAGCTGTAGGTATGTATGAAAATGATAAAAGAACTCCATCTCCAGAATTGATAGTTAAACTAGCTGAATACTTTAATGTCACTACAGATTATCTTTTAGGTCATACAAAAACCAACTATTCAGTCAGTGCAAATATACCTGGTATGCCATCAATCGTATGTGAAGATAATTCCATCTATGATATACTTGATGGGAAAAAAGACATTAAATCTTTAAAAGATATGAATAAATTCTTAGAAAATACTGATTACAATAATGAAGTCAAAGAAGTTCTTAAAAAATATATGCAACTAGATGAAATGGATAGAAAAGCTATAGAGAGAATGATAGATAATGCATATGAACGACTAAAAGAGGATAATTAATATACACCTCTTTTTTTTATACCATATTAGCCCAATGTTGGAATTTTAACATGCGTCCACAGTGGATGCCATTTATTATATTTCTATTCTCCTTTAGTGAAGAATTATTATATCAACAGGAGTTATTAATTTGGTATATCCTCAATCCTATCACACTCAAAGTAGTGACCACTCAAACATCAAAATAAGCTCTTATGGTGGCTAAACACCAAACAAAATGTTCCTCTCAGGAACACTTGTTGAAATTCCAATACTTTCAACCATAAAAATCAACCTCTTATGTTCGATTCTAAGCAATTAAGGTATAAACACAAGCAGTCATTTTTACAAAACCTTAGAGAGTCCTACACGAAGTTATAATGTTTAAAAGTCTTTCATTTCTTTCTATTTCCTTTTGACTTGGTTTACTGAATACTTGCCTTATAAATAATTCAGCGTCTTTACCTGATAATTCAGGTGTTGCCTGAATTGGTTTTATTTTATGTTGACTCATATTGTCACCTCCATAATTAATAAAAGAAAATTATACTTCTCAAAGTCGCCAATAGCAACGACTATTTATTACTTTTAATAATATCTAGTATTATATGTCTTTCAATATTTCCAAGTGTCTTATACTTGTCATACACATGTCATCATTGAAATAACTACAACATAAATGATTCAATAAAAAAAACAATCCAAATTGATTATCTTTAATATTTATTAATACATCTTGATATTTATTCTATCTCCACACCTTTAAGGTGTACTATGGCCACTCGCCTTATCTATATTAATATAATAATAAACGTCTTATAAATTTTACAATTTAATCTCTAAAACCTATCTTATAACTTATACATTCATCATCTACAAAATAAATTATATCATTGAACATAAAGAAGCTATAATCATTTTTCTTTGCCTGATTAGCCATTTTTATTATGTCTCCAGTCCAAATATCATCATCATAATTATATATTAAATATTTTGGAATATTGACTTTATTATTTGTAAAACTATCTTTTTTTAATTCTTACTTTTCTATTATCTTACCACAAGATTCCCTAAAATGTATATTAGGATAATCTAATTTTCTTGTAACCTCTAATACTTCCTCGATGTATTCAAATTTAAATGTTAATTAAAACAATTATACCTCTCTCCTTATATCAATATGTTATATACAAGTATATTTCACAATATACTTGTATATGTTTTTGCATCAATCAATGTATTAGAACATTGAGAAACAATTCTAAACCGCTTATCTAAGCAAATCAACTAAACTACCTATCTAGGTTAAATTGCTCACTATATGTTAGAGCATCACCGCTTTTTAATTTTCCACTTATGATATACATCTACTAGTGGATAACATACAACCCTTAGAAAACTCTATAACTTAATAGACACTCGATATTATCTATTTTACTGGTACGCCTAATTCATTCATTTTAGACTTAAAACACTTAGGTACTCTCTCTTGTGCTTTAGAATTACTCTCTTCCATTATATTTGTTTGAGGTCTATATCCGCCAACACCCCAGACTTTCCCCTTTTCTAATCTTTCCATTGGAAATGCTGAATTACGTGTAAATGCATCCACCCAATTTCCATTATTTTGTATCTCTGAAGTGACAGAATTAGAAGAGAGTTCTGTAACATCTATAGCATCTAATAATTGTCCTGTTCTACCTCCCCAAACATTAGGATTCCATTCTCCAACTGGAGTATAACCAGAATAAACCTGTTTATTTACTTCTTCCTTCATAATTTCTTTCATTTCTTTTCCAACTTCTGGCATAGATGCAGCAATCTTATTTTTTGTATAAGCAACTAGCTCATCCAATGATTTAAATACCATCTAATTCACCACCTTGTCTTTAATATTATTCATTTTTTCAATTTCTTCAGTTTCTTCAATTTCTTTTAAAACCCTGTCTTGTAATATCTCATTCTTCATCTGACCTAATTTAACATCAGTGTTCATTAATAAAGATGCAGTTAATTCATTTCCTATTTGACATATGTGATACATCACAGTTTCTAATTCGCTAGATATATTGCTATCTACTAAATCTTCTATTTCAATATTTAACTCTATATTAGTCAATTTATCAATCAACATTTTAAGAATATCTTCTTGAGACAATGCTAAATCAGGATTCTCCATACCAACCCATATTTTATTTAATATCTCTTCTTTAGTCTCCTTATCAGGATTTCTAACTTCTATATATTCCTCTTTACCATTCTCATCTATAATTGGTATTATAGCCCTAACTTCATCTTGTATTAATTTATCTACTTGTATTTTTCCCATATCTATCTCTCCTTTATTTTATTATTGGATATTTACATTTAATAGAAACTTTACAGTTTCCAGTAAACTTCAATATATTTACACCTCTTCTTAACCTAATCCACTTTCTATTAACAATATTAAACCTATTCTCACCAGTACTATTCAAAACAGTGTAATACAAATTATCTATTGTTATTTTTTCATTTAATTCTAATCCACTTATAACTAAACTATCTTCTTCATTATCGCTGATAGTGGAGTTTCTAATTGTTATATCTCCTTCTTTCAAACATTCAATATCAATTACTGGAGCATATTCTTCATCTACATTAGACACATTATTTAGTTTAATTTCCCTTGTATCTTTGACAGTTATGACTTTTTGAAAGCTTCTATAAGCATAATTTGTATATGGTTGAAACTCTATCTCTAACACACCTTTTTTATCTTTTGTATATCTTTTTATTATCTTTCTCGCTTTGAAATAGTATATTTCTTCTATGTTGTCATAACTGATAAAAGGTTTAAATTCTCTCTGCCAAAACCAATTACATATGTTTTCTAGCGTATAATCATCCCATTCATAAGCCTCCCCATGTTCGCTACATAAACAGAATTGTAGTGTTATAGGTTCTATAGTAGTTTCATCTTCACTGTAACAAGGATTTTTATTAAAACTGCTATCAGATTTAATTGCTTCTTCATAAGGCAATCCATATTCATTCAGTATTTCATCATCACCTAATGTAACTAATTTGATGTTCATAGATTCACTTGAGATATTATCAAATAAAAACTTATCATCTAAAAATACCAATTTATCACCTTCTTTCATTTTTTTAAGTTCAAATCCGATTAAAACCACATTTAAACGTAAAAAAATAATCCCTACTCAATTAAGAGTAGGGCATTTTACTATTTCTTAGGTTTAGTATCTTTTTCATCTTCTAATTCAACACCTAGCATTGAAGCCATTCTAGCAGGATTAAGATTTTCATCTCCTATAAATGTGAATGTAGCATACTCTTTATTTTCATCTGGTAAAACATCTAATGTCATATTAAATCCAGATGGATTCTCAGCAGTAAGATTTAACTCTATACTTCTTTGTGCTTTTGCATTTGGAACACTCATGTATAAAACCATATATTCACCATCCACAGTTTTAACCATTACCTCAGCTTCTACAACGTAATTTGGTGCAGTAGATTCTTCTTTTATTTTTACAACTTTTGCTTTTGGTATTTCTTCTAAATAGAATACTGCTACTTTATCTCCCGCATTAAAATCGGCTGTAGATATTGTTATTTCTGTATTAGCTCCTGTAACTGATGAAGTGAATTGTAATTTCTTAATTATAGATATTCCATCACTTTCTATACTATATACAGATATGCTATTTGCAACTGGCTTTATATTTTCTAAAGTAACTTTCTTAGTACTATCAGATGTTAATACTTTTCTTTTCCCAACCTTTGCAGTTTTTTCATCTATATCAGAAGATAATAACATCGCTAATTGTGCCATTTGTATTACTTCTTGTTCCATTGTTAAACTTGCTGTTATTGCTCCATCAAAAGCTATTGTATTCGCACCTTTAGCTTTTGCATAAACTGATTCTGAATCCAGCTTAAAGTTAAAAGCATTTAAATCCTGTGAATAAAACAATACTTCTCCTGTTACTTTATCTTTTACTATTACATTACCTGCATCTTTCACTGCAAATCTTTTCATATTATAAAATCATCCTCTCATTTTTTTTGCATAAAAAATAGCACTGCTATTTAACAGTGCTAAGTGGTATTTTTATCTCTTTAGACCAATGCTTCATTTTATCCATATCGGTTTGATATTTAAATGACCATGCAAAGCCTAAACTTTCATCATAATTTTTAAATTGTATCTTAGTCTTATAAGCATTAATCAATTGCCAATAAGTCATTTTTAAAATCACATCCATTGATATATATCCATCTATATTTTGAACTATATTTATATAATCACATAAATGGTATGCTTCTTTTTCTCTTTTCTTTCTTTCCTTCTCTTTAAAATGTGCAATTAACTGTTTTTCTCTTTCAGAGCCAGTATTTTCAATCCACTTATCTTCCTCATCTTTAAATAAATTCTTTTTATCAATATAAAACATTTCTAAAATTAAATCTGATACTAGTCCAAAATCCTCTCTACTTATAAAAGCATTTTTCTTTTTATCATCAAATTTAATTAAAATACCAATTTTAATCTTATTCATATATTCAATATTTTTAATATCAGTTTTATATAATATAGATAAAGATTTTTTTATCTTATCACTAAGTAACTCAATTTCTTCAGAAGAATCTTTTCTTGATGTTAACATCATCAAATCTAAGATAGGTATAGCATCATATTTACATTTCAATTCAAATGATTCCTCGTTACATAGCTGAGAATAGCTCTTTTCAAGTACTAAAAATGGATTAACTATCTCTAAATTAGCCATATCAAATTTAATAAGTTCTTCAATAATAGGTTGATATACAGTTCCTAATGTTTCACTTAGCTTAATTGGTAATCCTGTAATATAATAATTTTCCAACATTACATATCACCAAAACTTTCAGATGATACAGTTATAACAAATCCGTTATAATCAGTATTTAAATTATACATTTGATATACATTTTCTAACTTAATCTTACCTATACCAGCTATTTCCTCATTTTGAGTTATAATATCAACTATACAACATACTAATGCAACATCTCTTAAGCCATTTGCTGTATTTTGGCATTCATCATGACAAACAACACCAATTTCTATCTTTGTTTTTTTAATTTCTCTACTTCCAGTAGTACATGGTCTATACTCTGCCATTATTATAAAAACTGAAATATCTGCATCTTTTAACACTTTTTCTACTCTTCTATTTAGAAATACTTTTTTATTTTTAAGCTCTTTAACAGGATTTTTTACATCAGGCATGGACAAAATATCTTTTTGGGATTCGTCATTATAAATCATAAATTTAGCAAAGTCTTGATTTGACATTAGAGTTGTTCCTATATTACTTATCATCTTGTTAGGGAAAGCCATATAGACCCATATATCTACCCCCTTAGTGTTATTTTTTTAGTATCTATTGTTTCATTAGTTTCTTTATCTTTAGCTAATAGCAATACTTCTAATCCAGAATACTTAGCTAGTATATTGGCTTGTATGACACATTTTTTTTCATCTTGATTAATTATATTACAATACCTATATTGCTTGTCTAAGAGCCATTTAACTCCTTTGGAATGGTCTATTCTGTATTCATTTTCTTCACCTAGATTAATAAATCCATCCCCTATAATCTTACTGAAAGGAATAATTACACTATCATTTTCAGATAAATCATTCCAAGCAACATTATTTATTGTATCATCTTTTGAAATCAATGCATCTTGTAAACAAATAGCTTTAATAAGACCATCTGCTCCTGTTTCTCTGCCATTATACTCAAAGTCATTAATACTAGTAACTCTAAATACAGTTTTACCAGTTAACATTATTCTAGTGTCAATATCTATAGTTTTAGTGACAGGATTACTTCCAAAATAAAGTTGTCTTTTTGTATCTGAGATAGAAGTATATTTATTATCTGCCATACCATCAGAGTATAAGGTTAAATTTTCAACAGCTATAGGGATTTTATACATCTGACCTTTATATTTATAATTAAAAAACTGATTGCATCTTTTTATTATGAAATGTTTGTATGTATCCATTTCTTTATGTTCTTTAAATATAGTTAACCAATAACAATTATCATAGAAAAGATAACAACCCACATCTACATCTAAATCAGATTCAACTAATAGATTTTTTTCATCTAAAGCTCTTTTATCATTATTAGTTATATCATTAATTGCAACTATAGCTCTTTTAGTATCTTCTGTTATACAAATTTCATCTATATCAGTTATTGGTACTTCAATACAGGTTGGTGTTTCTTTTAGATATTTCTTAAAACTTAATCTAAGTTGTAATATTCTTTTTTCTTTAGGAGTTGAACAACCAAGTCCAATTCTTTTTTTTGTATCACTTAAGTAACTCATGCTAGTTCCATCCTTCAAAATTTTTTAGCATGTATCTTTGTTGATATTTATTAAATCTAGTTCTCAATTGCTCTTCTCTTGCTTGAAGTTTAGCCAACATATTAGCACCTGATTTAGCATTATAATCAGAATCAGTTAGCATCTGTTTTAAATTTTCTTCTCTATTTATCTTAGGTTGTAACCAATGTATTTGCATACCATATGATAATATTTTAATTTCATCTAAATCTAAATCAGATACTATTTCTCCTAAATATTTGTATTTGAAAATTATCTCTTCTGTAGTTTCTACAACAAAACTTATTATAAATTTTTCATCTTCAAAGCTTATTGTATAATCTTTATCTAATTCGTATTCTTCTTTTGTATCTTTTCCCATCAAAGTTATCTCTGCATTTTTATTACTATAATTAGATGTATAACTTAATTGAGCAGCAGGAATAATTTCTCCACCTTTTTCATCAACATATTTTATAGTCAAATCTTTTTTACATTGATTAAAATCAACTATAGCATCTTCTAAATAACTGTACATCATTTTTTCTATTATTTCATTTGATAGTAATAACATCTCTTCATCATTAATACCATCCAAAAACTTTTTATATATTTTTACAAGTGGTGTACCCAAATATTCCACCACCTTTAACTAAACAAGTACAAATCTTCCATTCCAATTCTTTTAGCTAATAGTTTAGCCTTTAGCCCAGAATCAAACTTTTTCTTTTTATGTAAATCTATTGCCCTCTCAGCTAATCTTCTTGTTAACTCAACATTATTTTTATTTAATATTTTTTCAAAAGAATTTATATCAACTTTATCAGATAAGAAATATTCTAAATAGTCTTCATTAGGATTTCTTATATATTCATATAAACTATTCAATCCTAGAAAATCTATTATGTCCATTGGGGTACATTCAACATCTAAAGAATCTACATCCGAAATTATTAATCTATGTTCTTCAAAAAAACCTGGACTTCTTCTCACTATTCTATAAAGAGTATCTAAATCTATAAATTCAGTTGAATCTTTTGAACCTACTTTAGATAAAGAAAAAATTTGTTGTTTTTCTCTTGGGTCAATATAATCAACATCCCATGTGGATATATTTTTTATTTCTATATCTATTTCCTGTTTTTTTTGTTTTAGCTTTCTTTGTAGTTCTAATCGGTTTAATCTAGCTTCTTTTTTATTTAAAGTAGACTTTATATCTTTTTCTAAAGTATTAGCTTTGACTTCTGTTTTAGAAATATTTTCTTTTTTAGCTCTTGCCATAATAATCTCCCTCCCATAAAAAAAAGAAGGTGGATAACCACCTTCTAATTCAATTATTGTATTTTATAAACTCCAAATTTAGCAGCAGTTACAACTCCTAAATGTATTTTTTGAGCCATAAAATATTCTATTTGTTGGTCATCTCTTTCTTTTTCATCAGTATTTTCTATGACCAATACATCTCCTTCAGTACCAAGTTTGATTATCTTCTCTCCATCAGGTATTACATAGATAGCCTTATTATCTAAAGCCCACTCTTTACCTTCTGCTGCATTTTCATCATAAGCATTTGGTAAACTAAGTACTTTATATCCACCTCTAAATGTTTGTATAAAACCATATTTTCTTTTTTCTTCTTTTTCTAAATCAGTTTGAACACCTTCTAAATTACTTAATGCAAGTGGAGTACCATATATAATAGGCTTTTTACCAGTAGCCCCTTCTACCTTAGCTATCAATTCCAATAATACTTTGTCTGAATTACCTGTAGCTTGAAACTTAGCATTTATTGTTGAATATGCACCTTCAAATGTCTTCGCTATTCTTCTAGCAATATCATAATGATATGAATCTGATACCCTATTCACAAATACAACCCAATTTATTCTTCCTGTTATAAATCTCTCTGCTTCTTCATATATAGCAACAGATAATTTAAATGCTGTTGTAGGAACTTTTTTATTAAGTAATCTTTGTCTTCTTGTACTATTAACACCATCTGCTATATTTGCAACTTTAAATAAATTAGTATTTTCAACAGTAAATTCTTTTTTATCTCCTAAATCAAAGTTCTCAAAATCACAAAACGGACTAAATACTTCCTCATTTAATCTATTAATATCATCAGATATTAATTCTGATATTAAATTATAAAATCCCCATTTATTTTCTTGGAATTTATAATAATTATATTTTTCTCCTCCCATCATTTCTTTTAATTTATTCTTTATTGCACTTTCAGCATCTCTATATGTTATTGTGTTTCCATCTCTATCTGTATATTCTCTAAATGTATCTGTATATAGCTCATGAGCTATTCTCTTTAAAGTTTTTGCTGTTGCCATTAATTTACACACTTCCTTTTCTATTTTTTTGCATAAAAAAATAACAGTTATAGACTGTTATCTCCTGTTTGTTAATTTTATTTGATTTTATAAAACTTTTATTGTAACCGAATCTTGACCTTCATAGTTCCATAATTCTAATACTTCTGCTACTGGAGTTTTAGCATCTGCTGTAGGCAATTTTTCAAACTGAAACGAATCAGATTTTAATTGTAACTTGTCTTTTACTGCAATACTTTTATCTGCTATATGTAATAGAGATATAGTTACCTCATCTCCTTTTTTTAGTCGTCTACATCTACATATCTGACCAGGAGAAACTTCGTAATCTCTTTCATCTAATCTTTCATCATACATAGTTGCTGGGTCATCAACTATACCCCAATCTAATGTGTCATTTGTAACTTTATATATTTTATGGGTATCCCTACCATACTCCGTGTCTTCAAGTTCTCCAATATTTATTACAGCACCATTTTCTAAATTTATTGGATTGGTATCCTCTGATGGAACAACATATTTACCTGTTAAAACATCAGGATTTTTTACTTTATCTGTTTGTATTATTGCTTTATCTTTCTTCATGTAAATTCCTCCTATTATTCTTTATCTGAATATTTTTTTATAAAAGATATTTCTTCTGGTTCACTAAAACTATCATTATTATTACTTATAGGTATTTTTATCGTATTATTTTTATCATCATTTATACTAAAATTTTCCTTTTCGCTTTGTTTATTGCTAAGAGTTTTTAATGCAAATATGTAACCCAATTCTTTCTTGTATTCATCTAATGTAATTTCCTTATTATAAGCTTTTATTTTTATATCTTTAATTTCATCTTCTGCTAATTTAAATTTTTGAGCTACATCATCAACTTTAGATTTAAATAACTCAAATTCTTTTTCTTCTTTGAATGCCTGTAATGGCTCTAAACTGGCTTTTAAATTAGATATTTCTTTTTGCTTTTCAGTAAATTTCTCTATTATTTCTTTTTTTAATTTTTCTTGTCTACTAAAAACCTGTACTATTTCTCCTTCTTGTTTTTCCCTCCAAGTTTGTATATATGATTTTTTATTTTCATAATCCAAAATGACAGCATCTTCATTAACTATATATGGAATACCATAGTAATACCCCCAGTTAATTTCATCTTCAACTATAGCAATATTCTCTTCTGGTATTAAATCATTATAATAAAAAGCTTGTACTTCAACTTTTTCACCATACCAATTCTCAGTTTCGACTTTGTATTCTTTTAACTTATTTCTTATTTCAGTACTAAGATTACTCACTGCTAAAGCATATCCTTCAGAATTTTTATTAAGTTTTTGATTCTTATTTGGCAAATTCTTTTCCCCCTCTCCATGTTCTAATGCATAAATTTCTGAGCATATTTTTGATATTTCTTCTTTATAATTAATTTTTCTTGAAAATTTAGTTAAACAACAATTTGAACCCATAGCTCCCTTTACATCAGAACCAAGACATGTAATTCCATGATATACATAGTCTTTTATATTATAAAATCCATCTGAATCATCTAATTGATAATCATTTATATCTATTTCCATTGAAATTTCTATTTCATCAGAATCCATAATTATATCGTAAGCATGATTGCTATATGATTTATATATATATCCTTTACATTTAACATACTTCTGCCCATCAATTTCAACTTTTTCATATTTATTTGTTTCTGGTATAACGCCAATTATTCGTTCTTCATAATATTCTTCTAATATAAACCCTTCATCTGTTTGAACTACTTGTGTTAAAACATTATGACCATCAAAGTCATATTTTCCATCTTCATTTATTTTTACATATCCTAGAATTGGAACATTTTTTAATGTTGGTTCAGCTTTATCAATAGCTTCTTCATAAAATTTAGTTCCATTTGGATTTGTACCTTCATGCATAACATAGATATACACTGGCAAAAGATTACTATTTAGTTCTTCCAATTTTTTTTTATCTGAATAATGTTTTAAATTACAAGGTAATTTTAATATTTTTATTTTTTTCACCTCCTTTTAAAAACGTATTTTGCTAGTAAATATAAATCTTTTCATTTCTTCATTACTGAAATTATTTATTAATTTTGATTTATTTTCAAAAACATATAAAGTCTTATTATTCAACTTGTTTTCACATATAAAACGATATCCTTTTTCCATTAATAATTTCTTATCATCTTCAGAAAAAGCATATATAAACTTACTCATAATTAATCATTCTCCCCATTTCCTTTTGCTTGAGTAGAATTACCATTATCTGTCCCTATATCAGATTTATCTGGTCTACCACTGCTTTGAGTATGAGATGTTTGTTGAGGTATTAAAAACTCATCAAATCCCATTAATTTTTCTGCTTGTAAAGTGTTTATAGCTTGAAGTGGAGTAAACCCAGTACTTGCAATAAACAAGCTTTTACTCCCTCCGTATCCCATATCTTCTCGATACTGTTTGGATAAATTCATTTTATTAAAGTGAGTAGTTCCAATAAACTTCATATTAAATAAATTTGCCTTCTTGTCTTTATTTAGTTCAAAGTTAACCCAATTTTCTATCATTTGTTGAATCCTCATAGGAATTAAGCTATCTGCAATAATACCATTTAAGATAGATTCATTATTTATCTTGTCAGAGTTAAGTAAGGCTGTATTTATTCCAGCGTTATCAAATATAAACTCTTTTGCTTCTTTTACATAATCATTTATTTTAGATTTTCCATCTGAAAGAGTATGTGTTTCCAACTCTAAAGGATTTGTAGTTATTGCTGTTCCTTTTGGTAAATTTGCTTTTGTTGAATTGTGGTATATGGGAATTAAATTAAGGTCTACTAGTGGTTCATCATTTTTGCCAAATGGTATCTTTTGATGTATTAATTTAATACTTTCTATTACTGCATTTGTGCTTTTTAAATCTTTCATATCTTCAAGTTCCATTAAATCGTCAAATATAAAGCAAAAAAATGGAACTCCTTTCACTGAATCTAAATCATAATTAAATGCTACTGCTTTATCACTTAATTGAAAATATGTATTATCAATTAATTCTTCTCGTGTAAGTAAATTAGATTTATATTTTTTATATATGTTTTTAATTTCTTCTGGAAAGGATATTATGTTTTTGTCAGTAAGTTTTTTTATATTTATAGCGTATCTCATTACATTATTTTCTATCATTGTTATCATACAAAATTTTGCTGGTATCTGTTGTAAAACCATCCCTGAATTATCTTCTATCTTATATAAATAAACCTCTCCTAATTCCAATACTTTTTCGGTTATCCAAGCTGATGTAAATTTTATATTATATTTTTCTAATTGACTCGCCGAATTCATATATGCTTTTGTTATTTTTTCTTTTGTTTTTAATCTACTTATGTCTTTTGGGTATAAGATATGGTCAAAAGTATTCATATTAGATATTAAATTTAAAACTCTTCTATATGTACCAGATGTAGCTTTTAATATCATACTTGCATCCTGAAGTATATCTGTATTTGAAATTTGATATGGATTGGAGAGAGCTTTTCTTAATTTGTCTCTGCTTATACTTCTTAACTTATACATTTCTGTTGCTAATGTTGTGGATTCTTTTACTGAGGCATATTTTCCAATTTGAGCATTTAGCATATTGATTTGATTTTGTGTAGAATTGTTGTCTTTAGACTTGCTTTTATTATTATTTTTTTTGCCCACTTATTCACCTCATCTCTTACCAATAAATCATAACAGTTTTTTGATTATTTCTATTTTTTCTTTTCTCTTTTTCTTCCAGATAATCTGCTAAGAAATTCGTATAAGCCAAACTAGAATATCTATCTTTTCTTGCTCCACTTTTTTCCTTTATTTTAATTTTTCCTCCATCAGCACTATATTCTAAATTTATTAACTCATTCACTAAAGCCGTTGTTTGAAGATAAGGGGCAATATATTTTGCTTCTAATTCTGCCTTTTTATCTATTTCATCTGCCTTTATCATTTCTTTTTCTAATATCATTTCTTTTGCTTCAATATCACTTATAGGAAGTTCTAAGGTTCTATTTGTAAGGACATCTCTTAAAGACATAGCCATTTTATGATTTTCATCAGCGTAAGCTTTCATGGAATATACAACAGGAAGTGATTTTTTTGCTAGTGACTTGTCAACAGTATTATCTTCATTAAAACATGTGTAAGCATCATACCATTCATCTCTATCTGAATCATAATTTGCTTTCTGTATATAGCTCCATACAGTTGTTCCTATACCTTGTGTATCTAATATCATATAATCTGCCTGAAAATCTGAAAATAATTGTTTTAATCTTATTGCTTGTTTTTCAGCTTCCATACCATTATAAGCTTCTATATGGACAACACATCTTTTATATGTGCCTTCATTTGGAAGCATCCTCATCAAAGTATAAATAGAATTATCATTCTTAACTCCTCTGGCCAAAGCTATATCTGCACCAATAATCCGTATTTCTCCTTTTATCTTATTAAGATGATATTTCTTATCTCTTTTTTTCTTATTTTCAAGATACTCTATATCACTAGGAGGATAAAACATACTTTCTAATACCCTACATGGATTCACCCAAGATGACTTGAAGAAAGCATCATCTGATTCATTATAAAACACTCCACAATACTCCATCATGAAAGAAGCATCACTCATACTCTCTTTTTTCATTTCTTTAAGTATTCTTTTTTTAGTTAATAGTCCATGTTCTAAAGAGCAAGTGAATGGAATACTACATGCAAACATATCTTCACCACTAAGCATACCTTTTACTGTTTCCATAAACTTTTTATAACTCCAATGCTGAGAATACCAGCCTGAACTAAGATAAATTTCTTTATTCTCTTCTTGCATATATCTATATTTAGGATTCTGTAAATATCCTGGTTGTCTTGGGTTTGTTAAAAATGGAACTAAAACATCATTCACAGTTCCTTCATCCACCATTCTATATTCATCAACAATAAGAACATTAGCTCTGTAACCTCTTGCATCATCATTAGATACAACAGCTTCTATTCTACTTCCATTCCAAAAATCTATAGATACTTCTTGTGCATTTACTTGGAAACTTTTAATTTCTCTTTTCAGAGTATCTGATTTTAAATATAAATCACCTAAAATTTTACTTGTAATAAGTAGTTTTGCTTGTTTCTTTCTTTTTGCTGCTATTAAAACACAAGTACCTGGTTTTAATACAGCTATAACACAACAAAACACTCCTAGAAGCCATGATTTTCCCAGTCCACGAGAAGCAATAAATACAAATTGGTCAGACTTCATCATCATATAAATTAATATCTGTTGAAATAAATGTAGATTAAATCCAAAGTAATCCATACAGAATCTATGTGGATTTGCGAGATAAAAAGCACCCCAATACTCTCCTATACTCTCTAGTAGATTTCGGGATGAATCATTAGATGACAGCTCTCTTTTTTCATATTTAGTCCTCATTTTTATTACCTTCTAAAATGTCTCTTACATCATCTTTAAATTTAATATCTTTATCGCCATCATTTATCGAATACTTACCTGTAGCTAAACCTAATGCAACAGCAAGTGGTTTTTTCATATGTTTATTTACATAAGCTTCAAATCCATCTACATCTTCATATTCCTTTAACCTATCCTTTACAGGTTGATTTTTTTCATATATCATCATTTTCATTCCAAATGTATCATCTTGCGAATCTCCAGCTTTCTTTTTCTGACTAGGCTTTATTTCAGCATCTTGCATTTTACTTGATACTAATTTAGATAAATCATTAAAAGCTTTCATATCTCCCTTTTCTCTTGATTTATCTTTTTCTAATTCAATAATACAAATCTCTTCAAACAATTTTCTTTCAGTTAATGACTCTGGTTCATAATATTCTTCATATTCCTTATATTTTCTTTCTAAGATTTTATACTCATAATCATCAAAACCTCTTCCCCATTTTAATTTAATTTCATCATTTATGACTATATTTTTATCATTATTATTTCCTGTATATATTTCTTTCAATAAATTATCTAAAGATGTCTTTCCCTTATATTTTGAATTTCTATTAATAATTTTCATATATTCATCTATTAATTCATCTTTATTTTTTTTATCTGCAAGTTCTTTAGCTAATTTTTCATCAAAATAAACATCAAAGTTGAAACATATATGTTTTAGTGCCTTTACAAGTTCTCCATTGTAACACCCATTTAATAGTAAAAACCTAGCTCTAAAACATTCTTTGCATACTGGAAGTCTTTTATTTAAAGTAAATATTTCACTATGACTTTTCCAAAAATATCTATCTGTATATTTTTCTTCACCACAATTCAAACACTTTGTTTTACTAATTGCCATTCATAACATCACCACCATTAAAAAAGACCACTAGAGAATTAAATCTCTAGTGGTTAATAGGGAGATTCAACTCAATTAAGAGCTGAATTAAATTTACAATATAAACTTAACTCAGCTCTTAATAAATAACTTATAGCTTACTTAAATTTATATTGTAAGTACATATTCTCCCACTTTCATTAAATATCATTAATTTTTGCATTGCGTGTGAACTTAATCTTAGATTCTTAGCATAAGAATCCGTTCCGGAGAAACTTCCATTTACACATATTTCACTTTCTCCATAATTATCTTCCTTACAATTGTGTAGATGAGCCATAAAGATATAATCAGGAATTAATTTTATAAGAGAGGTCAGTTTAGGAATTGCTGTAGACATTTTATCTTTGTCTCCATGTACTCCAAAACAAGTATTTCCACATATTTTAGCCACTATTATGTCATTATCATATATATTTTTTTGAAATATAACATTGTTTATATTTTTAATTCTTAGCTTTATATATTCATCTATTAATAATGTAAAATTATCTTTATCTAAATTTTCATCTTTTTTAGGAAGAACTCTATCATGGTTTCCACCTATTGAATAAACAATAATTTTATCAATTTCTTTAGATAACTCATATATAAATTCACTAAGTATTTCAGACACCTCTATAATTTGTTCAACTATATTTTCTCTATTTTCTAATCTTATAGAATTATGTATGTATCCAGAAATTAAATCTCCAAGTAACATTACATGCAGTCTCTTAACTTTATGTAACTTACTATATTCAATAATTTTATCTTTTAAATATTGTATTCTTATCTTGAATATTTCTGAATTATATCTATTAAATGCATTAATAGTCTCTAATCCATAATGTATGTCTGAAATTAGCATAATAGCCTCTTGATTTGAAGATTCATAGCATTTGTAACTAGAATCACTTAGAAATGGCTTATGAAGTGATATATCATCTATTTTATTATTAAATAAATCAATTATATTATCTATTCTTGAATATTCTCTTATTTTCTTATTTACTAATGACCTTTCATCAGATAACTGTACTTTTATCTTTTTCAGCTCTAATATTTTCTCATTTATTTTATCAATCTCTTCTTGAGTAGAATTATCTTGTACTTTAGAATTAAGATAATCAAAAGCCTCTTTCAACCCATAAGAAACCTTCCTACAATGGTCTGGAGAACATTCTAACCCTAATAGTTCAACTATCTCTCCCCAATCCAAATCTATCTCTTTATTAACCTTTGCCAGTCGTATTCTAATCCTATAGTCAATTAGTGACTCATCTTCTTTTTTCTTCAATATGTCTTCCATATTCGATATCTCCCTATTTATCACATAAATATCATTATCAATGTATTAAGTAAAAAATAAATAGTCCAATATTGATTTATTTAACTATTGTTTCACTTAATCTTATAGTTATATTTAAATCTGTTTTTCCAATATACTGGTCAAAAACATCACTAGATAACACTTCATTATCGCCATTTTTTGTATGCTCTATAAATTTATAAGTACCATCTTCTTGTTTTATTACTTCACATTTTCTAAAATCGTTCCTTTATTATTTTTCATATATTTTCTCCTTTATTTTTATGTTATCTATAGCTCTACTGGGAATATATTTATTTGCAAATTAGGCAGCCTTGTAGTTAACAATAGCTAATATAAGTTAACGCATTTAGCATTTATCAAGGATTTTCTATAACTTTTTTATTTTATTTTTACTATTTTAATAATTTAATCTTTTATCCTTGAGATTTTATATTTGAATTTTTAACTTTAAGCTTTATATCTATTGTTCTCTTTTATACAGTACAATCGTTTCGTTTGTATGTACCCATCACTTTTATATAAGTAGTTTGATTTTTAACCCAAAATCAACTGGGAACTTATAATTTATGTTATTCGCCTAACCTGCAAATTAAAAAATAGCCCAATTAAGGACTATTTTAAATCTACATCTATAATTGTAAGTGCATTTGATGTACTCAATGCAAAATCAACTTCTTTTTCAAATTCTTCTATTTCATCCCTTAATTTTTCTATTTTCTCTCTTACTTTTAAAGGGTCTACTAAAGACCATTCTTGTTGTTTTTTATAAAATGAAATAAGTTCTGCTCCATCTTTACTTTTTTCTTTTTCCTCAAACATTCTGTCTGTATTTTTTTGCACTTCTTCATTTCTACGATTTACTTCAGACATCATACAATCATAGTTACTAACCATTTGTCTCAACAAGGATTTATCTAATTCTATACTATTTTTTCTTTTTATTGCTTCTAAAACTGTATAATTTTTATTACCAATTTGAACATTTGTTATAGCATTAGAGATATTAATTGCTTTATCTAATGCGTTATAATTATATATTAAATCTTCTATTTGTTGGTATCTACTTGAAACTTCTACATTAAAATCTTCTACACTTGTTTTTGTTTCATATACATTTTTATCAGAGCCTTTTTTAGTACCTACAATTTTAAAATTACTAATGCATCTATCTATCTTATCTTCTAATAACTTCTTTTCTGCTAAAGCTTTATGAACATTATATTTAACCATAAAAACATCTCCCTTTTAATTAAGATATTATTTAAAAATAACAAACTTTTTTTATTGGAAGAGAGGAAGGGATTTGAACCCTCGTATCAAATTAATTGACCTAATAGTTTAGCAAACTATCCTCTTTACCACTTGAGTACCTCTCCATATTTCTATAAATTACAAACAGCAAGTCGAGTATCGCTACCTTCGACCATGGTCAAGTGCTGTATTTTAAAACTCCGACAGCTCGGATAGCGTGGCTGTTTTTTCACACTAAAGAATCTTTTTTAATTGTCCACTATTTGGTAGAACATCACCACTTTTTTATAAATAAATCCACATAAAAATTACTTAGTTCAAAAGACTATTTGATTTATTCACAATTTCTTCAGTTTTTTATTAGCCAGGTACACCAACAAACTCCTCTAATTTTAAAAAGCAGAAGTAGAATCTGTTACCTCAAATTCTACTTCTTTATTCTTACACCTTTAAGGCATACTAGGGCATTCACCGTATCTATTTCAAGTTATATGTTGCTCATCAACCTCGTGTATATTTGCCACGCTATATTCATTTTAGCAGCATCATCATCTTATATTTGTAAAATACCTATTACCAGCCACTAGAGCTTCTCAAAATGAGCTATCTCTGCTAATTGTATTAATTTTTAGCATATTCTAGGTTTGCTGCCATATGTCACCATATGAAAGGGATTTTAACCCATACACTCTCTATATGATTGCATCTTTTAAAGATTTAGCTATTTTTAATTTTGGAACTCTTTTTTCCTCAGTTTTCCAAGGTTTTTTAGTTCCATCTTTAAGAGTTATTTCTCCTTCTTTACCTTTTTGTATTTTAGTTAGGTATTTAACTCCCATCAACGTCAATTCTTCACCATCTTGTAGTACTTCGTTTCTTTTTTTTTCTATCACATCAAGTATCTCTCTTACTCTTATCTGTGATACACCTAATTCTTCTGCTACTTCTTTTAAAAAATCTACTTTTTTCATATCTTCTTAATCTCCCTTTTCTTATATAATTTTCATTTGATAATAGTAAGGAATAATTTTATTATTTTTATTAACCCCTTACATAAGTAATATGTTTTAAGCGACCCTTTTTTAAACCACTTTTCCCCACCAGCTAATTACAGTTTTTACAATTTGAGCGATATCCCTTTTTACCATTTTTATCAAACCTAGATAGCAACTTAATTTTTCCACATCTGCTACATTTTTTATATTTTCCTTTACAAACAGATATATAATAATAATTTTCTTCATAGTTTTTCTCATATGCATCTATTATTTTGTTCACTATTTTATTTATTTGATTATTTATTGCTTGAGGAGTTATATTCATTAAATTTGAAATAAACTCTAATGATTTATCTTTTCTATATAAATTTAAAATATCTTTTTGTACTGTGGTAAACTCAATTTTAGATATAATATTATTTAAATCCATAACTATACATGTTAAATCATCTTGCAAATCATTACCCTTTTGAATCTTTAAAAGCTCTTTAACATGTGATTTATCAAACATATCTAAATAGTCCCATTCTGGGCTTCCTGCATCTGCTAATGGTGCTTTCCATATAATTGGTCTCTCTATAGAATTTTTAACATCAGTCATATCATTTTTTAATGCATTTAAATTTTTCCTAACCATTCTCTTAAGTTTTAACTCTTCTTTACTTAATTGTTTATGTCCTAATTCTTTATATTTAGCTTTATACCATTCATAAGTATCTGAGTATGTTTTTATAATTGGATATTTTTTAATATCTTTAGGTTTAACTTTTATATCTTTTATTTTTTTATAGTTTTTAGGTAATTGAAAAAATGCAAAGGAATTGTCTTCTAGGAATCCATCTTTATTAGAAGTGTTTGAATTTATATTTCCACCATTTGCAGGTGCTATTTTATTTAGAAGTGCTTCTTCCTGACATGCTCTATCAAATAACTCTTTTGAATTGTATATTCTTATTTTAGTTTCCTTAGGTTTATCATCTACTGAGAGTATATAGCTCCCCATTATTTCTAATGTTTTTGCTATATTAGAAGTAGAATATATACTGTCATCTTTATTTAATATCAACTTAATTTTCGATGTATTATGATGTGTGTACTCCCATGTACCATTACTATTACTAAAAGGATTTTTAACATTTATATATTCGATTGGATTAATTTGATTATAGCCACACCAAGTAATGAATCTATTATAATCCATAACTACTTCTTCTCCATCAATAGTAACATAATATACACCATCTTTATCTAAAGGACTATCTGATGTTTGCTCAAATATATTTTCCCAAAATTTATCATTGAATTGTTTTTTTTCTTGATATTTCACTCTAGTAATAATATTCTCATTTCTCTTTGTAAGAGTATTATAAAATGTATCTATATAATTTCTATTTGACTCTTCAAACCACGTGTGTTTTACCCCTAATCGTTCCTCTATGTATTTAATTCTATCTTTGCTATTGTCTATGCTATAATCTAAATTCTTTATGTAATCTTGTGCAGATTTGCCATCTATTTCTTCATAAAAATTGTTATTATTATATATCAATATTATACCTCCTTTCCTTGCAATCCATCATCATAATCTGTATCATCATAATCCCATAGTTCATCCTTAAAATCCTCCTTATGCCTTTCATTTACAATATCATATGAAGACCTTTTACTCATCTCTGTGTATGTATCTATCATTTGTTCATATTCCTCATTTAATATTTGATACCTATTTTTATGTACGCCTGTTTTCTCTGATTCATCTAAATCTTCTAAATATATTAATTCTATTTTTTTCTCTTTCATACTTCTCCTTTTCTATATTATAAGATTTTAAATTAATTTTCTTGGTCACATTTCTGTGCCGTTTTTTTGCCTTTTGGTCACATTTCTGTGCCACCCCTAAATTTAATTTTTTAACTGTTTTTCCTATATTTTTGTTAATTTTTACAGTTCATTACCTCTTATTCTTAGACAGACTTTCTAAATACAATTAAAAAAGCATAAATCAATTGTTTTCTTTGCTAAATTTAAATTATTTCCCTTCCATATTACACAAGGATTTATAATGAAATAGTCTGTATTTTTGTTATTCCCTTCAACGATTACATATTTAAAAAAATAATATTTATCATCTTCTACCTTTATATAAAATCTAAGTAATTCCTTTTTAAATTTGTTCATATCTTGTTTTATTGTACTAATATTTAATAATTGACAAATTTTATATAAACTAATTTTTTTTATTTTTGAAATATCTGTTTCATGAGGGTTTAAACATAAGATATTACTCTCGAAATGTATATATGGTATGAGTTGATATATATAACTTAATTGTTTATGTTGTCTTGGTGTGCAATGTTCAAAAAGAAATCTACTAGTATTTATATATATTCTTGTATATTCTTTATTTTCAAAATTAGGAATTCCTTTAGTAAAATACTTTGGATTTATATAAAATTTATTATTAGATTCATATAATAACTCACATTTTTTTACGTCTGCTAAAAAATTTCTAAATGCCCTATCTTTAAGATTTAATATTTCTCTCATGTTTTTTCTATCTATAGGAATCATTTCTTTAAACTGAGAATATCTAACCAATAAATTTTCTTCTCCTGTATTATAGTTTAGATATGTTGCGAGATATATTAATCTACTTATATTAGCTTTACTTATATTTACTTCATTAAATAATAATTCATTTTTAACATAAGTACAAAATACAAAACCTCCTAATTTAAAATTATGGTATGGTAATTCTTTTTTATTATTGATAATAGCCCTTTGCTCTGGAGAAAAACTCTTTTTTCTCTTTCCAATTTCAAGTACCTCACCTCTTTTCATCCCTTTATGCTCCAATATTTCTCCTGTTCTTTTGTCTGTTACAATAACATCTTTTATAAATTCATTACCTCTAACTATAAATATCTACCTCTTTTCTTATAAATTTTATTTCAATTACAAGATAAAAACCATCTTGCAATTGTTCTTCGCAACATGTTGCTTCAGAAATTTTATTACCCTCTATGTTCTATTTCTATTATATCATATACCCTCTATGTTCTCAATATTTTTTTTAATATCTACCCAAAATTTCTTGAGTAGATATTTTCTTTTAATCTGGCATATTATTAAATATATTCTTAATAATAGGATTTTCTCTTTTTATATCTTTTTTTTCTTCAGTAACATTTGTCTTTTTATTTGTCCTATATACACCATTGCCTAAACATTGTTTTAATAATTTATTTTCTTCTTGAAGATTTTTCCACTCTAATATTATTCTTTCCAAAGCTGTATTTCTACTGCTTATATTTTTATCATTTTGATACTTTTCTATTTCACCAAATATATCTTCTTCTAAATAAAAGCTAGATGATTTTTTCATATAATATCACTCCTAGAATTGTTCCATACCTACTTCAAATAATCCTTTAGCTGTAGCCATTTGTGCATCTTTAGAAACTTTAAATCTATTATCGAATGTCATATGTAATGCTGTACCTCCACTTACATATACATCCATTTCATCTATGTTCTTCCATTTAGAAGATATTCTTTGAGCTGTGCTTTCAGAAGCCATAATGTAAGCAACTTTCTTAAGTTCATCATAATCATTAGAACTATCTATCTCATTAAGCTCTCTTATTATTCCTCTATCTTTTAGTTGCTTCTGAACCATTGTTAAAGCATCTTGATTTCCAGCTTCTAATGTGTCTGATAGTTTATCATTAAATACAAAACCTTTTTCAAAGAAAGACATCTCAGTACTTCTAAAACCTATTGAAACCATGCCAACCGCTTTATCTTCATTTACTTTTCCTTCTAATGTATGAAATAATGCAGCGTCTCCTTCTCTAAAAATTGATATATCAGATATTTTTATTTCTTTATGTCCACCTTTTATTTTATCTTTTACTTTAAATGTTTTACCTTTATATGTGTCTACAACTTCTTTTAATGTTGTTTTCCTAAATGATTTATATGGAACGCCCATCATCAATTTTACTTCATCAGCTACAGCTATTTCATTAAGAGCAGCAGCAACTAATATTCTCATTGTAAAAGATACTTTAGAATCATCAGAATTTCTTATAGGTGTTATACTTTCTTTTTCTGCTAATGAACCAACAAAGTAACTTACACTTTCAAAATCTATGTATATTGGATTTTCATATTTCTCAAAATCTATGTTTCTTCCATCACCAAATACTGATTTGAATAAACATTCTTTAACCATTCCATTGTACTTACTATATCCTTTTACGTATCCTCTTCCTATATCTAAGCCTATAACTTGGTAATTTTCTTCCATTTTCATTCCTCCTAAGTAAATATTTGCTAAATATATTATACCATATAAAAACTTGATAATTACATTAAATTTGCACAAAAATTCAACTATAAAATGACATTTTTTAGTTATTAGTTAAAATTAGCACTAAATTAGAACTATATATAATTTAAATTTAAACCAACAATTTATTATTAAAATTTTTTAGTTAATATTTAAATTATATATCAACTATTTCCAAACCAATAAATCAATTTCTTTAACTATACTATTTATGTTTTTTTAGATGTCAATTTTAATTTTAAGTAAAATATTGAAACTTATTTTCTTACAGACGACATTTTCATTCTAATTTAATAAATCTTCCTATATTTCAAGTTATTTTTTGTATTTAATATTTTTATATGTATTAGTTATTTTTATGTAATCAATACATACACTTTTATTTTATATTTTCCTTGTTGAGAATGTAATTTAAGAGTAAAAATCTAAGAAATATCTTTAGATAAATATTTGTTTTATGAGGAAAATACAGAGCTATTTCGTCTGTAAATCCGTCTGCAATTTTTTTGAAATGTGGAAATGAAAGGACTACACACAAAATCCTACTGACAAACAAGCCACTTTCCATAAAATACCCCCTACTTCATTTTTATTTATTTTAATATGTAAAATACTTTATTTACTTTATTTAATTAATAAAAGTATTACTTTTATCTTATTTTAAAAATCTATGTTTTTGTCAGTAAAAAAGGACATAAAAATTAGTATTTTATGCCATTTTTCTAAAACCTAGTATTTTCAACACTTACAACACCTACACTTTCTATTTTGTCAGTAAAATGTCAGTCATTATAATTCTTAGACTACAAACCTGTTGTAATCACTGCATTTCAATTTTTAGTTATTGATATCTATATAAAATATTATTTGCTATAGAATAAATTTTTTTATTATGGATTATAAAGTCTTATATACATCATTTTAGCATTAATCTGACATCGTCGAATATCAACTCACAACCTCATTGCCATATTTTTCTTGACAAATTTGTCATTATTGTATATAATTTAATTAAGATAAGAATTAATCTTATCTATACAATTCAATATTAGGGGGTGACGTTATGAGAATAACAAAAGGCAAAATAAAAGAGCTAATCGAGTTGTGCCACCAACTTGAAAAGCTCTTTGTACAAGTATTTAAATCACTTGAACATATTTTGATTTCTTTATGTTCTTGTATCGGTTGGTTATTAATACTTATATACATAATTAAACATTAATAACCAATGCAATATACCTATAAAAATATATCTCTATAGGTATATTGTAACACACCTAATATTGAAAGTAAACGAGGTGACGACATGAGTCAACATATTAAAAACACTTTAAAAATAATAAAGATACTAGGTTTATTATTCTTCTTATATTTTGCACTTAGAGCAATATATATTGTTTATCTTTAATATCTTTATTGAGTTGCTTAATGTATAAGTAACTCTTTTTTGTTATAATATTAATGAGGTGATAGCATGAAATTAGAAAAATTAATTGATATAAGAAAAGAAAAAAAATATTCTCAAGAGGATATTGCTAGAATGTTAGACATATCTTTAAGAAATTATCACAGAAAAGAAAAAGGAGAGAATCAATTTACAGTAAGTGAACTAGAAAAAATATGTAGCTATTTAGATATAGAATCAAAAGAACTACTTGACATATAGTAATATAATCTACTCAAGGTAGTACTTAACATTAAATAAAATAATTTAATAATATAAAATAGACTAGCTATAATCTAGTCTATTTTATTATAATAACATATTGTACAAGCCATTTAAATCCATTCTAAGCACATTTCAATGCATTCACCTTATGTTTATACCTTTAATCTTTAAAATTAAATATAAAAATAAGCTAGACATATATACTCTAGCTTACAGTAATTTTTTTAATGTGTTGACTTGTTCTTGTACTATTGTTTTACTCTTAGTGTCTAACTCTCTATAATTATTTAATAGTTGTTTTTCTTCTTCTTCTAGTTGTATATTTTCTCTATTGTCTGTAAGACATAATATATAATCTATACTTACATTATATATATTAGATAATTTTATAAGCGTCTCATTGTCAATTTTTCTTCTGTTTGTTTCATAGTTTTGTATTGTTACATAATGTACGCCTAATAGTTCTCCCACTTGTTGAGTTGAATATCCTTTTTCTTTTCTTAGCTCTCTCAATCTATTCATTAAATCACCTCTTAATTCTAAATATAACATATTATAAATTTAATTACAATTGTATTCAAAACGGTATGTTTTATATATGACATTATTTAAAACATTTTGTTTTGTTTTTTATATTTTATATTGACAATCAAAACATTTTGTTTTATAATTAAATCATAGCAAGGGAGAACAAGAAAACACAAAGCCACCTCTCAAATGAAGTAACAGGCAAAGAACCTTCTTAAAACTCTAGCTAATATCTTAAAGGGTTCTATTAAAAAATATTAAACTACTATTAAAAAATTACTACCTTTAAGTTGACCTTTTAAATGGTGTGAATGGTGAAAGGCACACAACACAAATATTACACATAGTTTTTTCTTCATTTTTTAACTACAAAAATGAATTAGTCATACCAGTTGGTGAGGTGTTCCCAACATTAAGTAATTAAATAAATAAAATTAATAAAGGTTTCCAATTAAAGCCTACAAAAAATTGAGGTATCAACTTAGTTGCTTCTATAATGGCACTCAATACAATTTAATATGACATAGCAGTTGTGAGGTACTGCGTTATAAAAAGTACTAAAGATTGAGCATTAAAATTATAGTTTGTACTGCTTGACACCTACATGGTTATAAACTATCTAATATTTACTAGTATAATTTAAACTATTTATTAGATTATTTTAGTAAGTGTTAGAATACAACACTTAAATTATGATATAATAATAAAATAGGAGTGTGAACGGCATGGATGAAAAAATATTAGAATTATTACAAAAAATGGATACTAGTATTAATGATATACAAGGAGAAATAAAATGGATTAATACTAGACTAGATAGTATGGATGGTCGTTTTGATGGGATTGAAAACCAACTTAGTGATTTAAAAGAAGGACAAGAAGAAATTAAAAAGAAACTAGACTTAACTTATAATCAAGTTGCTAGAAATATGGAAGGCATAACAGAAGTTGGAGAAAAAATAGACACTTTAAAAAATGACATGAACTTTGTAGAAATGGCTACATCTAAAAATTGGAATGAAATAGCAAAGTTAAAATCAATTAAATAGGAGTAGATAAAATGGATGAGAAAACATTAGAATTGCTACGAGAAATACAGGAAAGTATTAAAATTTTAAATGACAAGCTTGACGAATTTGATTATACACAAGATAAAATAAAATCTAATGTTGAGGGACTTTTAGAATGTTTTAGTCGTATTGATTTTAGAATTGAAGACCTAGAAAATGGTCAAACCTCATTGTATACTAAGCTTGATATAGTGCAAAATGAAACAGCAAAATCAATTAAATAGCAGTACATAAAAAGACACTTGAATTATTGAGTGTCTTTTCTACAAGCTCTTAGTATGGTATTATTAAACAATAATATCATTGGAGGTATAACGAATGTATGAGCAGAGAAAAGCAAAAGTAATATTCAATAAAGGAGCTGGTAATTCTAGGGGAGAATCATATACGAATAGGGTTACAATTCCAACTACATGGATAAAACATATGGACATAACTAAACTAGACAGGGAAGTTTTGTTGACTTTTGATGGTAATAAAATAGTAATAGAAAAAATAGATGAGTAGATAAAAAATCTACTCAAAAAAATACTTGACAACTCGTGACGAGTCGATTGTAATTAAATCATAAAATAAAATTTTTTACAAAATGACTAGTAACGAGTCGGTAAAAAGGGAGGATATAAAATGCTAAATATATACATAACTAA